ACCCTGTGTATCAGATGCAGCACCACGAGATTCAGATTTGAATAATTCATCAATGAATACTCTGTCTCTCCATCTACGGTAATCGTCTAACAATGTCAACGAACCAATTGATTGATGGAACATATTTAAGTTTCCAGTATCAAGCAGTAAACGCTGAGCTGTCATTAGAGTTTCTCTAGCAATTTTAAATGTGCTAGGAAGACTTGTATTATTAGGATCAGCAGGACCTGTATACTCTCTTAGAGATACAAGTACTTTGTCCTTAACAATTGATCTGCTATTTGCTGTTCCGATAGTCTGATCCTGAGTCCTCTCTCTAGAAGTCTTAGTACCAGGGTTACCAAAAAACCGATAGCGATCTAATTGCACGGTTTGTCCGGGTTGCTTTGTAAAATCGTGCACTACTACTGGCTCGGAAGCCATCTCAACGATATACGCTGGGTGAGGACGATAGAGTTCAGCACCCAGGAGTTTCGGAAAATCGTTATCTATAAACATTTTTTGAAATTCAGCTGAGGTTTGCTGATAGCGAACATAATTAATTTATGCTCTTTGAAACTGGAAAATAAATTCCATTAAGTACAATTATACTTACCCTTAATAAACGAGATTATATAAGTTTTGCCTAAGCTATAAAATTTTCATCCATGCGAGATGTATATCCATCAGTCATATTTCCTAATGAATATGTTGCTGAAGGAACAACTCCTATTCTATGCATTGGTGTTACGTATCCATCTTCAGGTTGTAGATCAGGTTCGGAAGCCTTAGCTATTTCTGCTTCCATTATCATTTGAGCCATAGCTTTTTCAGCCATATTTTTAGCTTTTTTTGCTTTTCCGTGTTCCATTTACTTTTTACCTTTCTTTGATTCTAAAGTAGGCTGACCTACAGGAAGTTGACTTAGTCCAGCAGCTGGTAAATATTTTGCTAAAAACATCTGCTCGTTAACTCCAATCATATCTTGATTTCTCTCAGCAGCTCTTAGATTCTGTGGAGCTAATAAACCATTAGCTGGTAATGGAGAACCTGGTAAATTTAATTTTAAATATGATGCATCTAAATCAGAGGGCATCTTTACTGCTTCTGCTACTCTAGTATCTCCTTGACGCATTCTTATATTTGCATATTCATCTCTATTACCAGCAGCTATTTGTGACTGGACATCAGTGCCACCAAAACCAATCAACTGAGGAGATCCTATAGGACCACCTGCAGTTCCTATACCTTGTAAAAATTTATCTGCTTTTTCTGTTGTGCTGGGTTTTTTGTGTTTCATTGTTGCATACCATAAATTTGATTTGCTATGCCCATAGCAGTACCTAGTTGAGGTTGTGTTGCCATTCCTCCAGGTAATACAGGATTTATCATTCTTGCTTTCTGTTCTTGCATCCTTTTCTGCATCAGATCTCTCATGATACTTGCACCAATAGTTTCTGTTGCTGGACGCATAGGGAATTTATCTAAAACTGTCTGATCATAAAGTGTATTTTCTATACGCTTCTTCTTACCTGCTTCTCTACCTTGTTTATATGCTAATGCTGATAATCCACTACCAATTAAACCACCTGATCCAGCTCCATAAGCACCTGCTATTAAAGCACCAGGAACACCAGAAGCAGTAGGATTGTTAAATCCTGTTTGCCTGCCTCTGATATTAGATATTACTGCAGGAGCACCTAATCCTGCTGCTAAAGCAGCACCCATAGGTAAACCAAACTGTGCTGCTACACCAGGTATAGCTGAGCCTGCTAATCTAAGTCCTAGTCCTAATCCCATAATTACTCCATTACAAGGAGTTTCTCACGGAAGATCTGTGGATTCTGTTGAGCTGCGTTTAGGTATTTCCAAGCATTCTGAGGATCTCTTTCGGCTGCACCGCCAAAGTCTCTCCAGAAATCACCTGAATTAGCTGGAGCTTGTGGCTGTGGAGGAACAGGCATTTCAGGACGTGTAGGAGCTTGTACTTGAGCTGCTGGGTTCTGAATTTGCTGACCTGCGAATGTAGGAGCTTGTGGATATGCTGGAGCATCATCCTCTACTGGATAAGGTCCTTCTGGTCCAAAGAACTCACATGTATAATCTGCTAAAACATCTGGATCTGTAAGGATCTTTTCATATGCCTTATGCTCTGCTGACATTTCTTTAAGTAAACCAACAGCTTCTTGTAGCTGATTGTTTGTTGTAATTAAAGAATCTTCAATCTTACAAGCATAATCATTAAGCACTGCTGGAGCATCTGCACCAAAGTGATTAATTACTTCAAGACTTGCCTCGCTTACCCCGTTGGCTAGGAGCTGTTCGTTTGTTATCTCCTGAGAAGTTTGGGAATAATTGTTGGAGTATGCCTGGCTGTTGTTGCTCGAAGGCATATAAGTCTGCTGACCCCCGTTGCTGTATGGGGTTGTTTGTTGGTATCCGTAATTGGCTTGGTCTGCTGCTTGGCTCGCTGCTGACTGTTGACCCTGGAACGGGAATTGAACTGGTGAACTCAGGAGTCCTACTACCCTGTTGAATGCGTCCTTGTATGGGTTCTCCGCTTGTGGGGTTGCCTGCGGTGTCTGGGGCTGATACTGCGTAGGGTTGTATTGGATCCCTTGTACCCCCATCTGGGCTTGCACTTGTGGTGCTGGAGCCTGAGCTGGTTGTGTTGGGGCTACCCATTGTGGGGAAGTCGCCACGGAAGGAGCTTGGGCTGCTGTCTGAGGAGCCACGTAGCTGCTCTGCTGGGTCGGGGATGCTTGGGGTGCTGATTGGGTCTGAGCTGCGGTAGCGTCCTGCATAAGTTACCTCTTTTTGTAAGCTTTCTAATGTTCGATATAGGAATGGAGTTAAGTCCAACCTGGGATCTGCAGCCATTGGTAAGTTAGGTTGCTGCGGATGTGGGGTTCGCATTTCCTGATTTATTAGGTCAATAAATGCGGAATATGCCCTCTGTACCTCACCTACCATTCTAAACGGATAACCAGATAGCATCGCTGCAACTTCGTCATCTGTTTTTGAAGGAAATAGGTACTTCAGTGCTTCTATACTATCAACCCCCAATTCTTGAAGGTTACGTGTAAATATAGAAGAATTGACTTTATCCTGAGTCGTGTCTTCATAGACAGGACCCATCCATCTCCAAAGGACTGTTCTATCTCCATCAGGAGCCAGTCCTAATACACCATCTGGAATCTCTCTTGTTTGGACAGCTATATCTATTGCTTGTTGAAGTTTCTGTTCATATTTAATTTTTTGTTTTTCATATTTTTCTAAAACTTTTGGATCTTCTGCATTTTCTGGTAATTCTGGATATTTTATTCCTGAACTAAATGCGAGAGATTTTCTAAAAATTTGCTCTTCCTGAAAAATAATTAATTCAAAAACTTTGCAAATTCCATACTGATAAATCTGTAAACATTTCTTTTTAGCTGTAGCACTTACTCTTCCATATGCAGATTTAATTTCTGTAGCAGTTACATTAGTAATACTTAAATCATCTATACCTCCAAGAGCTAATCTAATTTCACTTCTAAGTTGTTCTGAGAATCTAGCCTGATCAGAACTAACAGCATTTGGAGTTATAAATCCAACTCTATCTGATGGTTCTAAGTTTGCTATAACTCTAGGAACTCTCATTCCGCTTCCTGGCCTTCCTGCATAACCTGGCTGCTGCCTTGTCATTGGATCTTGTTTATATGTAGAACTAAATAAATTAACATCTGAACCAAATCCTGACTGACTAGATATACTTGGTCTTTGTGCTGTTTCAGAGTCACTTTCTACAATGTCTTGTTTTGGTCTAGAAGAGAGAAGAGTTGGATTACCAAAGAATGATAAGTTAGCTCTAATATTCTTTACCATCTCATCATGAGCTGTTATTTGATTTGCAATAAATTCAAACTCACCTGAACCATCTGTACCGAAAGCATCTGGATTGTTAAATACTTCAACACATGGGATAAACTCCATAGTGTTTTCTACAGTTTTTTTGTCAAAAGTTGCAAAATTTGTATTTTCTTGATCAAATTTTATTTCTTGTTCTGCATGATATTCTTCTATTTCTGTAGCAGTAATTTTTAATCTCATATATCTTTTATCTGTATTTAAACCTACTCCAGCAAAGCCTTTAGAAGATTTAACTTTATATGGATAGATAATTACTACTTCTTCAAGTTCTCCTTCTGGAGAATAATATGTTCTATAAGAATCTTTATTAAACCAATAAATTCTATAAGATTTTTTTGTTGGTCTTATGTAAAACAACCCTTTTCCATAAGCTAAGAATCTATCCCATATTGCATCTAATCTCGCATCTAATTGATTAAACTTTATAACCTGCTGAATAAAATCAAATCTCTGTGTACCAAAGTTATCTTGCTGAGGATAAAACTCGACACCCTGTCTTATACCAAACATCTTCATTTGGGATAAGTGAGAACTAATCAGCATTGTGTCTGCTGTTCCTTTTCCGTCACGATTAATGACGGACTTTATCATGTCGTCAAGAACAGCTTTACTATTACTCTCCATTAATTAGATCCCCTGCTATTGGTCAATGACATAACCAGCATGTAAACGCTTTAAAGTGATTACATCTCCTTCAACTTCAACATCAAATCTTTCGTTTGGTTGAAGTGCCATGTCATGACATAGCTCATCAGGTAAAGAAATCACAGCTGAACCATAAGCATCTTGCTCAAGTTCAAGTTTGTAAAAAGTTGGTTCTGGCATTGTTAATACTTCTAGTTTAAATCCTCAATACTCTAACTCAAGTTTTCCACGAGTCATTAACCCATTACATAGCCAAACTAAAGCATCTACGCAATCATCATGTGAGCTAACTCCAAAATTTACGATCTCGTCTGTTAATGCACCAAATTTTCTATACTTATTAAAAATAATCTTTCTTTGTTCAAAAAGTCCCATTATTCCACGAAATCTTGCAACTTTATCTCCACGAAACCCTTTTATAGGATGCCAAATTAAATTATATAAACCTTGCTCTGTTTGGCATATTCTTTTAAAGTCCGCTTCTAATGATGCTTGATATGCAACTGCTTCTGACCATATATGTAGTGAAGTTCCTGTAGGAAAGAAATTTTTACCATCTTTATGAATAACACCCCACTCTTCCATCATTTCCATTAAAAGTTCTAATTTTTCTAAATTTCCCATCACCCTAACTCGTTTACAATCTACAATATGAATTTTATCTTTTACTCGACCACCCATTACAAATACTGTGTAGTCATTTCTTTCTCTAACTCCAGCAGATAAATCAACACCTACTCCAAGTGCGTCAAAACTTGTAGATATAGTTCCTTTAACAATTAAGTCTGGAGATAATGATAATTCACTAGTTTGTACAACTTGATTTTGATATTGAAAACTAAATGCTACAGGAGCTATTCTTCGTCTATCACTTAAATAATCTAAAGACCACATTTCAGGCCAGTAAGATATTTCTTCTCCTTCTTTGTCTACAGTTATTGCAGATTGTACTATTTGTTTCCAACCATTAGATGGTAGAAAAGTTCTACTATGAATATCATCATGTCTAAATCTAGTTCCTAAACAAATAGCTCTTGCACCTTCAAACATAGTAGGAACAATAACGGCATTCCAGTTATCTTCCATAGCCTGTCGAATATCTTTATTTTTAATATCATCAGCACTTTTTATTGCGTCATCAATTATGCAGAGATGAGATCTTTTTGAAGTAACAGCACCTTTCAATCCTGCACAACAAACACTAAACTCTTCTTCTCCAGTAGATTTAATTCCTGCAAATTTCCAATCTATACTCCAATATTCATTTGAATTTATTCCTTTAGCTATTTTTACTGTGGGAAAAATTTCTTTATAAACTTTACTTTCATCAATAATTCTTTTTATTGCTGCACTCTTAGGTCTAGCTACATCAACTGTATAAGAAATATATAAAATTTTTAAAGGCATCTTATTTAAAGCATGTATGCCAATAGCCCATGCTGTATATAAACCTAATACGGTAGATTTAGCAGATCCTCTAGGAGCCAGTATGTCAACATTAGGACCAGCAATACCCTTAAGACATTCACTGTCATCTCCTGTACATAAAAACTTGTGCCACTCAAGGTGGTGTTTAGCTGGTGGTTTTCCCCCTACAACATCGCAAAAATATGCAAAATTTTTTCTAGCCTTTTCTACATCAACAGTTGAAGTTTTCTTGACTACTTGTTGTTTTGCAGCTGCTCTGGCTGTGCGTCTATAGACGCTGTAAATACTTGTACCTGCCATAAATGTAGCTTAGCGTACTTTTGCTTAAGATTCTTCTTGCAATATTTTTGTCCAAACTCCCATAGATGCTTCTTGTAAAGGTCCTTCAATAGGGTCATCTCTGAAAATAGATAACATCTCACGTAGTGCTCTATCTGCACCTGCAAGAATTAAACCTTGTTTGTCCTGTAAAATCTTTTTATCTTCAATTTGTTTTATAGCTCCACGTAATTCTTTTTGTAGCATTGCTATTCTTGCTGCTCCCATATCCTGTTTAACAATACCCATATCAATTGCATCACGTAGTTTATTTATATCTATTTGCATGT